AACATCCCAATCAGTGGCGCGGTTCCAGAACCCGCCAGACAGGCTGAAATGCAGCCGGCTAATGACTGAGGAGAGATCCTCGATGTGCAACGTCCGCCAGCTGGTCTCGCCCAGCACGGAGTTGCTGAGATAAGTTCGGTCTTCATACAGGCCGCTGATGCCTGTGTGGCGGTGAATGCCAAGGGCACCGGCCAGGTCGCCGGAGATGTCGCCCTGCTCATCCTTGAACTCGCGCCCGAAACTAAGCTGCGGCCATTCATCCTTGAGATAGACCCCCGTGTGATCGCAGAGGGTATCCAGGCCGCTTAGCTGGTGATCATCGAGATTGAACCGCCGGCCGTCATACCATCCGCCATAGATGCGAAAGAGTGAAGATCGAACCGGGGAAGATAGCCGGCCAATCTCCACGACTGAATCAGTCTGTGACAGGTCAACCGGGGCAGACGCAAGGCCTAACTGAAATTGTGACCAGCGGGAGGTTCCTCCCTCTGATTCCTCGATGATCCCGTCGTTTCCAATCCAGCCGAGCGCGATCCTGAAACTCTGAGGCGTGCCGCGCAGTCTTTGCCACAGAACGCCGGTTGCAATCGCTGTTCGTGGGTCTGAAAGATACGGCAGCAGCTCGCCTAGGCCGTACTCATAGATCAGAAACGGAACGACTGAATCTGGGATGTTCTCCCGTTTTGCAGTGCGGATTAACTCAGCAGCCGGCCCCACCCGTGGCAACGGGTTCATCGATGCCGACAGGTCGCGCTCTAGCGGCGTGGATGAACTAGGAAGCAGCAGGCCAGTGTCCGACATCAGCGGTCATATCCCTTGTTAGTGATGGTGACGGTTCCAACGCTGATCGCGGTGCCGTCGTCTGCGACTTGATTTGTCGTCGGGGTGATCAGCTCAACGCGCTGCACGCCGTCGACGTGGATATTTTTGATCAGCCAAGAAAGCGTCAGATCCCAGCCCAGGCCGCCCTCATTTGCGACGCCTGCCCTGATTGCTGCCTCGATGCCTTCGAGCACGTTTGCCGAGCTGTCGGGATACAGATAAACCTCAGCCTCGACATCGACGCTGACCACATTTGCCGATGACGTGGTGACCGTGTCGGTGATCACCCTGACCTCATCGTTTTGCATGACAGCATCCACAGCTGACAGCATTTGCGAAGTGGCCGTGCCGTTTGGCCCGGCTGCGTCGATCACTGCACGGATCTGTGGCGAGACTGTCAGATCTTTGTCGCTCGGGAGCACCGGCACGCCATAGAACGCCGCAAGGGCCGCCATGGGTGCCGTGAGCGCGTTTGGATCTAGGCCGATTGCTTCGAGGTTTTCGATCTCTTTGCTCAGCAGAGCCACGGCCACCTCGCCCGCTGCGGGGCTGGTCACTCGGGCATCTCTCACGCCTGAATTGGCTGTGAGCGCTTGATAGCGATACCAGGCCGCGCCGCCTGCGGTCGAGCTGCCTTGAATCCTGTTGATCGTTCTGTCTTTCAGCTCTGCGTCTGTCTCCTGTTCAATTCGTGTCAAGCCATAGAACGCGGCCAGGTTGTCGAGATCCGAGCCAGCCGCGAAAGCCAAAAGAGTCGCCTTGAATGCGTCGTTGACGCGGGCGCGCAAAATTGTCTCCCGATAGGCCGCGACTTCTAGCAGCTTGATCGCCGGGTCAGACTCAACCAGGGCGGAGAACTGCGGAAAGCGCGTGCTGAAATCTGCGCGCAGTTCGTTGAAAATAGTTTGAAAGCTCAGAGCCTCAACAATCTGAGGGTCTGGAAGTGATGAAAGGTTGTAGGCCATCAGATGGTGACTCCTTTTAGTGCGATCACCTGGCCGTTCGGCAGGTAGACAAGCTCAAGGTCGAAGGTCAGCTGCCCAGAAGCCTGCACCTCTGTCAGGATGACCCGGTTGATTTTCATTCGCGGCTCCCAGACATTGAGCGCGTTGATAACGTCCGCCTTAATGGCTGCAATAGTCGAGCGGTTGATCGGTTCATCTACCAGCTCGGGGATGTTGCTCCCATAATCGCGCAGCATTGTGCGCGTGCCTATGCGCGTGCTGAGGATGTCCCTGATCGACTGGCGGAGATGGTCAGCGTCTGAGAGGGGCTTGCCCGTCTCTCTATTCATTCCGACAGCCATTAGCCCGCGTTCACATCGCCTGAGCCAGTAACGACGACAGCGCCGCACCCAGCCTTCTCACCAATCGTAGCGATAGGCTTCCCCTCGACCCGGACCGATGGCTTGCCCGGAAAGATCGGGGTCGGTGGGTGAAACGGCAACGGGCAAACGTGAATCGTGCCCAGGTGGGCAGTCGGCCGCCCGTTCGTTCTAACGCTCTTCGCCACTGGCAGGGTCAAAACGCCCCCGTGACTTGAGATGTCTGCTAATCGTGCAACTCCTGGCATTTTTCCCCCTTAGGCATAGTTGGTGTCCCAATCGCTGTAAGCGTTCGGAACGTCGGTAACCGTGCCATCTGGCACATAGTTGCCGGTCGCGCTGTCTTTCACTGTCCCTTTTTTCGGGCTTGTGTCTGAGTTTGCCGCGCTGCTCATATCGCGACGCGGGACTTGCCCTGGGGCCGCCCGCTCGAAGTAGTCAAAGAATTTTTGAACGCCTGACCCTGCCCCTGACCCTGCCTGCGCTGCTGTTGCTGCTGCGTCTGGGTCGTTCTGAAAAATGCTGTTTAAGTCGAGCACCTGGGCGAGGGTGATGGCGCCAGAGCTGATCAGGGTGCCGATCCCGTCGCCACCGTCGACCCCTGCCTCAATCAATGCCTCAAGGTTTGTGGCTAGGCCAAGCTCGCTGATCTTGTGCGCGATCTGCTTTGCGTCAACGTCAGAGTTTCCCCCGAGCAGCGCGCCCATGACATCAGAGCCAGTGCGGGCGGCGAAGTCCAGCAGCTCAGGCCCTGCCACAAGGTTGCCGTCATCATCCAAAACCGCATCAGTAGCCCCTAAGGCCAGGTTGATCGCGTTGCTTATGTCGCTTCCTTGAGGCAGCAGCCCAGAGCTAGAGACAACGCCCATCACGTCATTGATGGTGAGCGTCCCGCCGTCGATGACGCCAGCAATCGCGCCCAGGGCGCCGCTGTCGCTGAGGTTGCTTAGAGCTGGGATATTGAACTCTGTGCCGATCGCGCCGGCCAATCCGCTCAGCCCGTTGAACGCTCCTGTGAGATCTAAGCCGGTGCCACTGGTAACGCCTTGGATCAGCTGCGGCAGTCCGGTCGTGATGTCTTCCAAAATTGTGCCGGCAAAACCTAGGCCGTTGAAAACCTCACCCAGCACGGGAAGGCTGCCGGTCAGATTCATAGCTGCGCCGATGCCTGAAATGTTCAGACCGTTGGCTGCAGTGAATAGAGATTGCAGGCCGCTAGCTCCAAGGATGTTGTCAGCCAAGCCATTCAGCCCGCCTAGCAAATTGCCATTCAGGTTCATGATGTCGCCCAGCTGCCCGAGCGAAAGCGCGCCGCCAGCGACAGAACCGAGCAAACCGGCCAGCAAGCCCAACACGCCGCCGTTGCTGTTGAGGTTGATTGGATCGCCGACAAGGTCCAGCTCTTTAAGGCCTGCGCCGTCTTTCTTCACTCCGACGATCCGGCCGGTCTGCATCAGCTGCCCGGTGATATGCACATCCCCGTCAAGCTTGATCATCGGGGCTTTTATGTGGACAATCCCCTGCTCTGTGTCTGCGTCGATATAGATAAATTTCTCAGATTTCGTGTGGACTAGCTCGCTGCCATAAACCCGGCTTTGCTTCTGCTCTACTCGAAATTGGTTTTTCTCGGCGTCGTTTTCAAGGATCCCTCCGTCTGCAAAAATCCAACGCCAAACGGTGGTCCGAGGATCGCCTAGGCCGCCCCAGATGAACTCAAGATCTGAGAAATCGAACGGCCAGGTCCCGTTCATGTTTGTCTGTAGTGCTGGCAGAACAACCGCGTTATTCAGTTCCCCTGAGGGGCTGAGGATCAGCACCGTTTCCTCAATAGATGGCGCAGCCCAAAAAACATTCCCGCCCGCCCTGGCGGTGATCCAGGGCAGATCGTCTGTTTCGAGGCCTTCCTGAAGTTTGACCCGGCAGGTGCGCTGTTCATTATTGACGCTTAGCACCTGCCCGAACCTGAGCAGTGACCCGATATTTCGGGCCGTATCTGTCAGCTCATAATCGCCAACTCCTGAAGTCCTGCGGCTTGACCGTGGGACTGCGAAACTCATCAGGCTTTGGCGTCTTCCATCGCAGTGATCACCATATAACGAACTTTCAAGGGGATCTCTTTTAGCTCTTTGATGGTCTTTGCTTTCGTGAGCTGCAGCCATGCAGCGCAGTGCAGCAGGGCCATGGTGGCAACCTGTGACTCTTTCATCTCACCGCCTGCAAATGAATTGCAAACGTTTTGCGCTGCCTCGCAGTAGGGCTTCAGGCCTCTGCTTGAGCCTTTCTCAAGGCCCATAAAAACGGCCAGCTGCTCAGGGGTGATGGCGGCCTTTGCCTTTGCGGGTTCTTTGGTTGCTGCTTTTTTTGCCATGGGTGTGACTCCTTAAAAATCTTC